TGGCATCTGATGAGTATGATACTTTAGCATTTGCTAATGGGGATTTCTATACTGACTTATCTGATGGTACTATTTCAGGTATTGATGGAGTAGGTTATATTTATTTGAAAAAAGAAATAGGAATTGTAGGTTCTTATCACAATAGACCTCATACAGCTATTGCTTTAACAAGTGATTATACTTTCATTTACAATAACAGAACTATTGATAAGGCTATACGTGGTATGAGAAGTTTCTTATTACCTCAATTATCTAGTCCTGTAAAAGTAAATGCTAATGGAACTTTAACAGAGGACATTATTGCATACTTTGAAACTCTTTGCGCTCGTGCATTAGAAGTAATGGAGCGAGATAATGAGTTAAGTGCTTTTGATGTTGTTATAGACCCTACACAAAACGTTTTATCAACAAATACATTAACCATTGCAGTTAAGTTAGTACCTATTGGAGTAGCTGATACTATTGAGGTTAATGTAGGTTTTGCATTATCAATTTAAAATAAAATAATAAGACATGGCATACCCTTTAACACCGTTAATTAACGGCAAATCTTACGAGTGGGCAGATATAATTGTAAACATCTTAGGTGTTCCAGTTATAGGCATCACTGCTATTGATTATGAAGAAAAACAAGGAATGGAAAACATTTACGGAGCTGGTCGCTTTCCTGTATCTCGTGGATATGGGAAAGTAGAACCAACCGCTAAAATGACTATATTGATGGAGGAATTAGAGAATATTCAAAGTGTAGCTCCTAATGGGCGTTTACAAGATATTCCTGAGTTTGATATTTCTATAGTGTATTTAGATATCGCAAATTCTACACGTGTTCATAAATTACGTAATGTTAGATTTATGAATAACAATAGACGTTCCTCGAGTGGAGATACTTCTATTCCTGTAGAAATAGATTTAGTACTTTCTCATATTGAATGGTAAAAATTCAAACTAATTTTGTATATTTGCATAACTTAATTAATCGTTATGAAAAATAAACAAGATTTAGAAAATGAATTAGCAACATTAAAACAAAAATATAATGTTGTGAGAATCCTTGAGGTTTACTTAGATACAGATGATGAAACGAAAGTTGCTACTCTGTATTTAAGAAAACCCGATAAAACTACTAGAAACATGGTAAATGATTTAGTAGGTAAAAACAAAACAGACAAAGCGATTGAGGCTTGTTTGAAACAATTATACATCGGTGGAGATGCTTTAGAATTAGTATTAAATAATGATGATGCTATAGCAAGTGCCGAAAGTGGAGTTGTAGAATTATTAGCGGTTCAAAGAGCTAATTTAAAAAAAAATTAGAGGCTTATAAACTAAAGATAGAAGCGGATGAGATAGCAAAAAATGATGCACTTATCCGCTTTTATTATAAAGTAGAGCCTGAAAAATTATCTGATTCCAAATGGTGTAAATTAGTTTGTGAATTAGAATATTGTTTAGAATATAACGGAACGAGAGTAAAAGCAAATGAGCAGCAATAAACTAGAATATGTATTAAGCCTAAAAGACCAGTTTAGTAAAGGTTTAAAAGGTGCAGCGAATGAAACTGCCAAGCTTGATAGCAAAATGAATGCTATGCAAAGTGGAATAGGTAAGATAGGAGGTTTAATTGCAGGTGCTTTTGCTGTAGATAAAATAATAGAATTTGGTAAGGCTGTTTTTGACTCATTAGATAATTACCAAAAATTTCACGCATCATTAAAAACAATGTTGCATGGTAATGAATACGCTGCAAAAGGTTTAGAAGCTCAATTAGTTAGTTTAGCAAAGACTACACCATTTGAGTTAAAAGAGGTTCAGGATGCAACAAAACAATTATTAGCTTACGGGTTTAAAGCAGGAGAAGTAGTTGATACTATGCGTACATTGGGAGATGTATCCGCTGGTATTGGTGCGCCTGTAGGGGATATTGCTTATTTATACGGTACTTTAAAAACGAGTGGACGTGTAACATTAACAGATTTAAAACAATTTGCAGGTCGTGGTATTCCTATTTACGAAACATTAGCTAAACGTTTAAAAGTAACTACTGCTGCTATTGGAGAAATGGTATCAGATGGTAAAATTGGGTTTAAAGATATTGAAGGTGCTTTTAAAGATATGACAAAGGCAGGTGGTCAATTCTTTAACTTAATGGAAGACCAATCGAAAACTGTAGGAGGTCAATTTAGCAACTTATCTGATACGTGGGAACAAATTAAAGTTAACATAGGTAAATCTCAAACTGGGATTATTTCAGGTACTTTAAACTTTTTGAGTCAAATGGCTACGATAGTTAACAATAAGTTATCTGCTAGTAATTTTATGTCGGAGGCTTTCCAAAAAAATGGAGTAGGTCAATTTGGTACAATAGATAGATTATATTCTAGTTTGCCAATGGTAGGGAATGCTTTATCAGGCGGATATAATAAAGCTCATGAAGAGGCTATGTATGTTGAGTCTTTGATTCAGGGAACTAAAGACATGAAAACCGCTGCTTATAACTTACAGTTATTAAGTGCAGGGTTAAGAGCTATTGATAGGGATTTTAGAAGTGGAAAAATGTCTACGCAAGAAATGCAAAATTTAGTAGCTATACGTAAGGAGGGGATAAAAATGATTGAGGGACAAATGAAAAATATGATGTCCACAAAACAAGGTAATGAAAAAGGTTTAGGTGCTGAAGATGCAATAACAGAAAAAGCAGGAAAACAAACTAAATCATTAGGCACGGGTGTTGAAGTGTCCGCAAATAGACCACAAGCATTAACTATTAATATTAATAAATTAATTGAGGATTTTACAGTAAGTACAAATAATATGACTGAGGGGGTTGCAAAAGTTAGAGAAATGGTAACAAAGGTATTGTTAGAGGCAGTAAATGATGCGAATTTAGCTATAAGATAATGAATAAACAATTTATACTACCAAAACTAACGACTATAGAAGGTCAAGCTAAACTAATAGCTAAAGGCTATGGATTGGGTTTAATTAAGCCTTTATTTTATAATGTAGATGTTGACAAGGCATCAAGGGAACAGATAAACCTAGCTAAAAAAGAATCATTAAAAAAATCGTATTTTGGATTACCTGTATTTGGTAACTTTCAAATATTACCTGTTAGTTATATTGATGATTTAGGTAATACAATTAATATAGTTGACACATTAGATATTGAGATAGCTCTATTTGAGATTAACCAATCTAAAAACATTGTAAAGACAGAAATTGCAGGGGCTAATACAGGAACTGTAAAAGAGTACATAGGTTTATCTGATTATCAAATAAATATTAAGGGTTGTATAGTTGATAATTTAGCAGATGGTAGTTTTGAACAACAAATAAAATTATTAGTTGATTACTGTGAAGCTCCAATACAGTTAAATGTAACAGGAGATTTTTTAGATTACTTTAATGTTAAAACATTAGTAATTGAAAACTATAAGTTATCACAACGTGAGGGTGTTTTGAATTTAGTTGATTACGAGTTAAGCTGTGTGAGTGATAGCCCTTTCCAATTAACTTATACAACAAATACAAAGAAAGTAGCTAAAGCATATTCAGGTGTACCTAAATTCTTAGGATAATGTTAAAAGTAGAAGTAAAAGTATCTATATTTAAAAATGATGGCACTAGCGTAGTGTTTGATTCTGTAAATGGAATTAAAACAGATGAAAGCTATGAGCATTTAACAGATACGGCAAAGGTTACTATTCCAAATAAAATAACAAACAATGGATTGAATTTATTTACAGGAACTAATCCTGTATTTAAACGTGGGGATAGAATTAAAATTGAGGCAGGTTATGATAATTATTTGCGTACTATTTTTGAGGGCTACATATCAAAAGTAAATGCACGTTTACCAGTTATGTTAGAATGTGAGGATATGATGTATTTATTAAAACAATACACAGTAAGTTATCCAAGTAAAAAGTGGGAGATTGAACGGGATGCAAAAGGTAGATTTACTAAACGTCCTAAAATAACTAGCGAAAAAATTACTTTAAAACAATTACTGGACCATATAATTGTTGATGATATTGATTATGATTTGATTGATGGAGATATGGGATTAGGGCAATTTAGAGTTAATAATGCCACACCTGCAATGGTATTAGATAAACTAAAAAGTGAATATGGTTTATATTCTTATTTTGAAGATGGGATATTGCACGTTGGATTTGCTAATAATGCTAGTAGTACCTATGAGGCTGAGTATAGAATGGAACAAGTCGTAATTAACTCAAATGATTTAGAGTATCAATTAGAAGACACTTTAAAATATAAGGTTAGAGCTGTGAGTATGGATGATAATAATGTGAAAACAGAAATAACTTACGGAGATGAAGATGGGCAGCAAACCGATTTACATTTTTATAAACTTAGTGAGGCTGATTTAAAAAAAGCAGCTGAAAAATGGTTAGAAGAACATAAATACACAGGCTTTGTAGGAGAATTAGAAACATTTGGAGAACCTTATTTAAGGCATGGAGATAGAGCTAAAATAACTAGCGTAAAGTTACCTGAAAGGAATGGAACTTATTTAATTAAAGGAGTTAAACGTAGTTTAGGAATGGATGGTTATAGGCAAATATTTAAACTAGGCATTAAAATATTATGAGTAAAAACGAGATAGTTGATGCTATACGTAAAATAGCAAATCCAAATATTACGCCTTATTCAATCGTTTGCACTATTGATAGTGTAGACTTGACAGATAACACTTGTTATTGTGTGCCTATTAATGGAGATGCTGATATTCAAAAGGTACGTTTAATGGCAGAAAATACAAAAGGCTTTTTAATCATACCAAAAGTTGATAGTACTGTTTTAGTGTCATTTATAAGTGATTCAATGGCTTATGTATCAATGTTTAGTGAAGTTGATGAAATACATTTAAACGGAGATAATTATGATGGTTTAGTTAAAATAAATGATTTAGTTGATAAATTAAATGCTTTAGAAAATAAAGTCAATACTATTATAAACACTTTTAATACTCATACACACGTAGCAAGTTCATTAGGCAGCCCTACAACAGTACCACCTAGTTTAATAGTAGGTACTTTAACTCCAACAATAAAAACAGATTTAGAAAATATAACAATAAAACAAGGCAATGGCGAATAAAAATAAAAGATTTCCTTTCGGGGATTGGGATAACATTTTATATGTAAGATTTGATTATGACTTTTACGATAAAAACGAAAGTAATGTTAATCACGTTTTAAAAACAATCACATTAAAAGATAATGTAACTTACTTTGTAACAGATGTGGTTGATTTAAACGGATACCGTTTAATATGTGGAGTTAACACTACTATTATAGGAGGTTCATCGGAAAATTGCCGATTAAAGTCTACTGGTTTAACAGCTGCTCTAATAACCTCTAACTATTCATTACCTATTCGCAACATTACAATCGAGGCATCATTAGCTTTAGATTTACAAGGGGATGGAACAACCACAGCATTAGATTGGTTTGGCGTTAACTTTACAGATTGCGCTGTTGTTGGCACGATTAAAAATTATACTAATTTTATTATGCAAGATTCTGCATTTTTAAATAGTGGTGGATTAACGTTTGATGGTACTAGTGGAACTATTGGAGCAACACAATGCCTATTTAATTGCAATAGTTCAAATACTGTATTTATTTTTCCTGCTACATTAACAGTAACTAGACGTGTCAGAATTACTTATAGTTCATTTATAGTATTAAGCGGCGAAACTGGAATAAATATGAATGCTAGTGCTAATATACCAACAGAGTCTTATATTTTAGATACAGTTAATTTTAGCGGTGGCGGTACTTACTTAACTGGATTAAACCATACTTCAAATGATAGTTTATTCATTAATTGCGTAGGTATAACAAACACAGCCGTTAATGGTCAGTTATATATGCAAGGTAACGCAACTACTACAACTGTAAGTGCTACAAATACATTTTATAAAGTAGCAGGAACAACATCCGCAAGTGCTGATAATAGTAAGTTTAGCCATTCTAATAACCGCTTGACTTGTGATGCTACAATTAGCAGAAAATATTTAATACAATGTGTTTTATCATTTGGCTCAGGAAATGGTAATGTTTGCGAGTTTGGTTTTTATGATAGCCAATTAAGTGCTATTAGAACACCTAGCAGGACTAAGTCAACTGCTAATACTAGCGGACGTGCTGAAAACGTAACCTTTTCATGTGTTGTAAATATGAAAGCTAATGACTATTTGGAAATACATTGTGCAAATACTAGTGCGACTAATAATATTTTAGTTGATAATATGAACTTTGTAGTAACTGAAATTAAATAATTATGGTTAAAGATATTACATTAGGTGATTTAGGAGATTTAGACATTGTAAATGGAGATTTCTCTGTAAAAGATAGCGACCAGCAACACGTTATTTTAATTATAAATACTTTCGTTGGTAATTGGAAACAATACCCATTATTAGGAGTCGGAATACTTAACTACTTAGCATCTAGTGGTAAAACACAGGAATTAAAGCGTAATATAGGATTACAGTTAGAATCTGATGGGTACAAAGTAAATGAAATTATTTTAACTCAAAGTGGAGAGTATTACAGTTACTCAATAGATGCCAATAGAATATGAGTGTAACAAAAGTAAAAACAAGCGAAAGTATTTTTGATATTGCTTTATTAAGTGGCAGTATTGAAAATGTGTATACTATTATACAAGATAGTGGATTAGATGTTGGAGTTAGTTATGATTTTACAGGATTAGAATTAACTTATCCCGATAATCAAATAACTAATAAAGAGGCGCAAAAGTTACAAGCTACTGTAAAAAAAGTAATTACAATACGTACAGAACAAAGTATTTTTGACTTAAGTTTGCAATATTACGGAAGTGTTGAAAGTGTTTACGATTTAATACAAAATAACTCATTTATTGATAGCATAATTGATGATGATTTTAGGAATAATGAGTTAAATTACACAGAATCACAAAAACCAGTTCCGCAATATTTAAGAACAAATAATTTAGTTTTAGCAACAAATACACCAAGGCGTTTTTATTTGCTTACCGAATTAGGAGAGTTTTTATTAACAGAGAATAACGAAAACATTGCTTTAAATGGCTAACAAGAAAATAACACAACTACCAAGTGCAGGTACTTTAGACGGTACTGAAATAGTACCTTTAGTAAAAAATGGTGTAACATCTCAAACTACTACACAAGATATTGCAGATTTAGGAGGTGGCGGTACTGTAGACGTTAACACAATAGGTGCAGCCATTAACGGTGCTACTTCAGCAACTCCTAACGACACAGATTTAGTAATGAGTGTTGAATCCTCAGTTGCTAAAAAAAATACATGGACTCAAATCAAATCATTTTTAAAGACTTATTTAGATACTCTTTACACTACTACTTCAGCAGTAGCTACACAAATAACTACGGCTTTAAGCGATTATGCAACTCAGGCTTATGTAGATACTGCCATAAGTAATATAACGGTAAGACGTATTCACAACTACCAAAATACAGATAGTACAACTACGGGCTCTACAAGCGAAACTGTATTAGCAAATTTAAAAGTAACTGGCGGCACAATGGGGTCTAATGGTATTTTAGCACTTGAGGCTTTTTTATGTAAAAGTGGTACTGCTGGTCTTATATCATGGAAGTTTTATGTATCAACTGTAAGTACTAATACAGTTGGGAATACAGGTGTTCCAACCTCATCAACTCAAATAGGCTCAGCCTCTCATTCTGCATCTTCTTTAAGTGGGGGTAGATATGCTAGAAAGATGGCAAATAAAAATAGTGCCTCTACGCAATTTGTTTTACCTACTGCAGTAACTGCTTTAACTGATTACT